GGCTATGGCGACGTAATCCGTGGCCGATATATCCATCGTGTGAGAGGGCGAGGTCGAGGCTATGACCGGCGCGTAGCCTACAAGTTGCGTTACCCCGCCAATGCTGATGCTCGAACACATCACGCCGCCGTCTACTTTAAGCTTTGCCCCCGGCGCGGTCGTGCCGATGCCGACGTTGCCCGCGATTGGGTTGATAGAAATATCATTGGAGTTCCAGCCTTGGAGTTGTGCGTATCCCCCGGATTCCTTGCTAATAGTTAGAGACGGAACGCTTCCGGGATTTGAGTATCCGCCACCTATTTGTAGCGAACCGCTGGCGGTAATGGTGGTCTTGGCTACGCCCGAACCAACTTGCAGATTTCCAGCGATATCAAGGCTTGTAGTAGGGAAGGCATTGTTTATGCCGATTCGGACCGCCGACGGTGAGTAGAGGAAAGTCATTTCCCCGCCGTATGGCCCGCCGATATACAAGTTTTTGTCTGAGGCGTGAGAAATATACCAATCTGTTCCGCCATCATGCCTCTCGAATAGCAACCCGCCTTGTACGCTACTCCGCAACTCAATTATCGGAAACGAGCCATCCATGTAGAACTGATAGTTGGGGGCTACCGTTGCACTCCGAGTCGTGAGGACTATGCCGTATGAATTATCTACTGCGCGTTTGATATATAGCGGACTGGCGGGCGCGGTCGTGCCTATGCCGACGTTGATCCCCGCCGTAAATAGTGTCGAACCATTGATAGCCGCGCTTGTCGCTATCACCTTGGTCGTGGTCAGGTCTCCCGTCATGGTGTCCCCGGCCTTGCTGACGCGAGTCTGAGTGTCTGCACCAGTCGTGGATATCGCAACCGCGTGGTCTTGCAGGATGGTAGTTATCGTCGAGAAATCCAAAGTAGCCCCGGTGTGATTGTGGCTATCGTTTCCGACCACGGTGGCATTATACGCCCCCGTAACATCGCCGCCGAATGAGTCGCCCGTTCCCACCTTGCCCGCGAGAGCAGAATACACGCCCCCGGACTGCATGGGATTGGTCGAGCCGCTGACCGCCGATGCGTCTACGTCGGTAGGCTTGCAGTTGCCCGAGGCGTCAATGCCCTTGCAGACGTAGCCAGCCCCCGCCTCGGTGCCTGCTGCGGCCAGTGATGCGGCGGTGTCGGCGTTGCCCACCAGCTTCCCAAAAAATGCCCCGGTCGTGGTGATGGACGAGCCGCTGTTTATATAGGCCGACCCGCCGGACATAGACAGTGCGCCGGTCATGGTATCCCCGGCCTTGGAGACGTAGTTGACGTGGGCCGCCGTCCCGGTTGCCGCCGATACGGCCGCCGCCTGGGCCGCGTCCCGTGCGGTCTGGTCGGTCCCGGACACGCCGGTAAGGCCGGAGCCATCACCGGAGAATCCCGGCGTTCCTGTGGCCGTAAAGCTGCCCGCCTCTACCCCATAGGAAACCGATATGCCACCGGCGCCAGTCTGGTTCAAATCTCCGGTTATCGTATCCCCGGCCTTCGACACCCGGGATTGCGCGTCCGCCGCCGCCGTGGAAGCGGATACCGCCGCATCATGCGCTGCGGCCGCATTGGCGGACTCGGCGACCTGTGCCCGGGCGATTTCGGAGGTCAGGGCGGAGCCGGTCGAATTTATGTACCCGAGCAGGATGCCATCCTGCTCGGCGCGGTTGGCGATTTCCGTGGTGAGGGCGCTGCCCGTACTGTTGATGTAGCCGAGCAATAGCGCCTCTTGCGCCGTGGCCCGGTTTATCTCGTTGGTCAGCGCGCTCGCCGTGCTGCCCAGGGCCACCCATATCGCCGATGAGGATGCACCCACGGCCGCGAAGCCGGCGGCCATGTGTGTGTCGATGGCCACGAAATTGGCGTTGAGTTTTGTGCCCCAGCCGGTCGAACCCGTGGAGGGGATGACCAAGTTATAATTGGGGGAATAGGTATCGGCCCACGCCGATCCAGCAAGCCCCACCATCAACGCCACCGCTGCAAACGCCTTCCGCATAGCCAGCCACCCCCGCCGCGTAGATTATTGCAACTGCGCCCCTACCGCATCGGCGACCTGTCCGGCTGCGGTGCCGGTTGAAATTACCAGCTTGCCCGGCGGGGTGCAATCGGTGCAGACTCCTATTATCGCCCATCTTATGTCTGGGTCCGCGGCCAACCACGCCGTCAGCGTATTGGATGCCGGAGCGAACCCAACCGCCGACCATATTCCCGTCGTCGCCGTGAAGGTGGAGGCGTAAGCCGAGCCCCGCGAGAAGTATGCGTTCCCGTCCCCGGTTATCCCAAAGATGTTCCCCGTGATATCGTTCTGCGAGGACACGGAGACGATGAAATTCCCGTCTCCCTTGTCAGACACTATGTCTAACTGTGCGTCCGGGGTCGAATCGCCCAGCCCGGCGTGCCCGTTATCCCGGAGGTAGAGGCCCTTAGTCCCTCCCTGATTGAGCGCGATTAGAGGGTATTGAGAGCCGCTCGTCCCGCCCGCCTGGACGCGGAGCCCGGAGATTTGGGAGCCCGCTTCAATGTGACCGAGAATGTCTAGCGCGACTGTGGGATTAGTCTTGCCTATGCCGATTTTTCCTTCTGTTACAACGATAGTGGAGGCCCCCACGGAAAAAGAATTAGCGGAGATTACCAGGCCCCCCGTCATGGTGTCGCCGGCCTTGGACACCCTGGTTATATCACCGCCTGCGGGCGTGGTCGAGTTGACGACCGACACGAACAGCGGATAGCGCAGCGTGCCGTTGCCCGGGTAGGTCGAGATCACAACCCCTGGGGCCACGACGCTGGACACGACCACGTAGTAGGGGTACTTGTTGGTGCCGTAGGCCGTGTATTCGTCCCCCGTTTGCGCCTGGGCTGCGCCCGCAGCCAGCAATAGAGCCAGGACCAAGGAGCGCATCTTAGGGGTTCCCCACGGCGATGACTGATATGCCGGTGGCGGCCCCGAGGGTGAGGCCCACGACCTCGGCCTTGAAGAACAGGGCGGGGTAGCGATTGGGGCCGCTGGTCAGCAGCTCCCCATCCGCCTGCACCCCGTTCTTGTGGCTCAAGAAGGTAGTCCAATTCACGCCGTCGTTGCTCAGCTTGAGGGCCACTTCCCAGGCTGTAGCGGCCGCGCCCACGCCCTTGACCTGCAGGGAGAACTTATCGCAAGGCTCGACGCGGGCATTCTGCACGACGCCGCTACCCGTAGCGATGAAGGTTTTTTCGTAAACGATAGTGCGCTTCATAATGTCCTCCTGCCGCTACGGGAGCGGTGTTGCCCTGGTCTATTGCACCACGGCCGTCCTGTCCTTGATGTCGGCCACGCCCCCCGGGGTCGCGGCGGTAGAAACCGCGACGGCGGTGAGGGAGCAGTCCGAGCAATACCACAGCTTGCCTATGGCCGAGGGAGTATCGGCCAGGAGCTCGGCCAGCGTCTTGCTGGCGATGCCGGCGGCCACGGTTGCGGTGGCGGCATTGCCGGTTACGTCGCTGGGCTGTGAGCATTGGGCCGTCCCGGACGCATTGACGCCCAGTGCGACATTGGGTAGCGTGCAATCAGACGGGTCTGCGGCGAGGGCGGTCGATGTCGCCGCGTTGCCCGTTACATCCGATGGCTGCGAGCAGGCCGCCGCGCCCGAGGCACCGATGCCCAGGGCGACGTTGGGAAGGATGCAGTCCGATGGGTCGGCTGCCAAGGCCGTAGCTGTTGCGGCGTTCCCGGTGAGGGCTGCGGTGATGGTGCCAGCGGCGAAGTTGCCGGACCCGTCGCGGGCCACGATGGCGCTGGTCGTATTGGCCGAGCTGGCCGTTGTGGCCGCGTTGGGCACCGCCGAGCAGGTCAGGTTGCCGCTGGCCGCGATGGCGTTGGCGAATTGATTGGCCGAGCAGTCGGTGGGGTTGGCGGCCAGGGCCGTGGCGGTGGCCGCATTGCCGGAGAGCGGACCCGAGAAGGCGGTGGCCGTTACGGTGCCGACGACATCCAGCTTGGTGGCCGGGGCCGTGGTCTTACCGCAGGACATGCCCAGGGAGGGCGTACCAAAGACGGTACAGACCGCGTCATTGGCGGCGTCCGGCTTGAGGCGCACCTGCGTTACGGCGTAAGCGGATACGGCGATGGCGAGCAGGATGCCGGCCAGTCCGATTATTTTGCGTTTCATGCGAGTTCCTCCTCCGTGATTCCATCGCCGCCAGGCGCTTGGTGTAGCGCCTTGCGGTCGGCCTTCCGGCATATCGTCGCCCCCAGTTTGGCCGCGAGCTGCAGTTTGTCCATCTCGTCGTCCGGGCCCAGGTGCATATATCGTATCCCCTGTTCACCGCACGCCTGCGCCTTTGCCAGCACCTCCGACCGCTGCGCCGGGGTCATATCATCCGCCAGCGCATCCAACTCGGCCCCCGCAGGCTGTTCGCGGTTTATAAAATCAACGACCAGCTTGTCGTCGAAGAAGTAGAGGCTAAAGGGCTGGGCGTTCGGCAGGGCTTTGAGCAGCCAGGCCGGCCGCCACTTTTCAACGAACCCCGTTCGCTCCCTCCGGCGAATCTCGGATATGGCCGCCGCTATGGCCGCCGCCTCCGGGTCCACCCGCGGCCCCGGCTTCGCGTATTCGCCCTCTATTTCGTCTTGGGCGAACTCGTCCGCCTTCGCCGCCCTTCCCCGCCGACTTTTCTTTATCGTCTCGGCCATCTCAATCTCCTCTTTTGCTCAGGTGCCCGGCCCGTCAACAAGCGACCGGGCACCTATTTTAGCAAAGTCCCAGCCTATATGACCGGGGCGGTGCCGTTGATGTAGCCCGCGTAAATGTAGCGGGACTCCAGCACGGTGACGGCGTAGCGGCGCGATACCTTCCAGCGGTAGATGTCGCGCTCGAACGACTCGCCGGAGTTCGGATCCTCTTGGACCACGGACAGCGGCGCGCGTTCTTGGAACGGGATGGAGGTTTTGGGCTCCATCAAGAACCAATCGTTCTGGGCCAGGAACCGGCTCACCTTGAGGCTATAGAGGCCCTGCAAGGGGTTGATGGTCCCGTTCCAGCCGATCGCGCCGGAGGTGGCCGAGCCCAGCGTCTCGCCCGCAGCCCCGGGGACGGAAGGCTGGAGCGCGCTGTTCAGGAGCTTGGCGGCCGCGAACTTATCCCACACGCTCACGAGCAGCAGCGAGGGCTCGACGCCCATGCGATTGCCGAGGGGATCGCGTATCTGCATAAGGGCGATGTCCGCGTCCTCAATCCCCTTTTGGCTCAGCGCTGCGTAGGAGGCCGGCCGGTTTCCGATGCCGGTGGAATAGGTGGCGCCGCGCACGGCGGCCATCACATCGTACTCCTCCTTGTATCGGACGCGCTTGCCCAGCTTGCCCGCGCGCTGCGCGAGCTGGCCGGTCTGGTCGTCGTCCCATAGCTCCTTCTGCATGGCCAGGATGCGACCGACCTTTTTGTTGATGAGGACGGTGTCGAGGCCCGCAATGCGGGATTCCTCGTAGGGGCCGCCCGGTGCGATGTCCAGCGGAAGCTCCGCGCCGTAAAGCGGCGCATACCACTCCTGCCGGTTCGCGGACTGGATGACCTGGACCACGTCGGGGTAAACCACGCCCACGTCCTTGTAGGCGTCAAACATAAACTGCTGGACCCCGTAGCGCATAAGCTGGCCCAGCTGTGAGCTTACGTTCGCCTCGCGGCACAGCTCGCCCGTGGACTCCTCCAATTTTTTCCAGAAGAAGCGATCCTTCTTCGCCGCCTTCCAGTCGATGCTGTCCACGTCGAAGTTGTGGCGCTTCTGGATGCGCTCGCGGAGGGCGGAGTGGGAGGCCATGACCTCCCGCATCTGCGCCTCGCGGTCCTCCCGCTCGACCTCGGTCAATAGGGTAACGGAGCCGGACTGCGGGCCGGCCTGCCCTGCCTGTTGGTTGCTCATTTCTTTTTCTCCTTTTTTAGGCTATGGCCTACAGGCCGAGCCCGACTAGGTGCCGCGTGCTGTCGTCGCCCGTCACCTGGGACAGTCCCAGGAAGCGACCGACCTGGGTGGCCCCGCCGCCGCTGGACGTGGTGAGTATCTGGCCGTCCGCAGTAGCGTATAGCGCATCCCAAAAGTTCGGGGTGTCGGCCGCCTTGATGGGCAGGTAGGCGGTATTGATGGGCCGCAGCAAGTTGACGATGACCTTGGTCAGCTGGTCGCCCAGGCCGGCCACCGGGTTCTTGTCGTCGCTGAAACCGATGGGGGTGTCGGTGGCCGCGGTGATGACCACGACCTTATTGGACGACACCTTCAAAATGTCGCCCTGGTTGATGACGGCGGCTCCGTCGCATGGGGCCTCAATGACCTTGACGCCGAGGGCCGCCACATTGTTCTGTGAGGTGCTCATTTCTTTTTACCTCGCTTTTTTGGTTTCGGCCTACTCGGCCTCTCACGCCTTCAACTTCACGCCGGCCGCGGCCAGCTTTTCAGCCAACCCCGCCGTCTTGCTGCCGCTCGCCGTCCCGGTCCCCGCGCCTGCCCCGCTGCCGCGGTTGTCCAGGAGGGGGGATATGAGTGCCTTACGGGTTTCGACGATCGTTTTGACTTCATCCTCGGATTTCCCGGCGCACGATTCCACCAGATCGGCGGCGTATGCCTCGGGGATGCCCGATTCTCTGATGTGGCCCGCCACCATTTTGGCGTTGGCGGCCACCTCGAGATCGTGCCGCTTGGCGGCCACAAGCTCGAAAATCTTGCGCTCGGCTTCGGAGAGCTTACCGGCCTTGTAGTCGGCCTCGACGCGCTTATAGGCCTCCTCCTCCTTGGGCAGTTCCGGCGGCTTGCCGGCCTTGCCCTCGGGCAGGTGGAGAAGCTGGCCCTCCTGGGGCTTGTCCCCGGGGGCCGGGGGGGCCGCTGGCTTGGTCGACGGCTCTGCCGGCTTTTCCGGGGGCTTGCCCTCGCCGCCGATGAGGCGCTCATGTGCCTTGACGAGTTCGCTGTGATGCGACACCAATTCCTCCAGCGCCGGGCCATAGGCTTTCTCATGCTCGGGCTCGCCCTTGATTTTGTCGCGCAGAGCGCTCAGGGCGTCGCCATGCTTCTGCAATAGTTCTTTCACGTTGCCTCCTTGCGGTACGCCCTCGCGGGCCAATATCTTGCGGATTGATTCCCGCAGCCGGAAACCGCCACCGGCCCCGGCCTGCGTCACGATGTCGGCGCTGCCGACCTCGGATAAATCGTCCACCATGTTGATTAGGCCAAACTCGCCCTCTACTTGATGGGAGGCCCCATAGGCGTTGATGGATATGCCCACGAGGTCCTTGTCGGGGTATTTCTTGGCGAAGGCCGCAGCCTCCCTGACGAGGTTCCAGGCCCAATCGTAGGAGGCCCCGTCGTTGATTTTCAGAGTAGCCGCGATGGCCGTTTTGCCCTCGACCATGACGATGCGCGGGCTGTGGTAGTGGCCCACGATGTCGCGTATGGAGCGCTCGGGCCGGTCCTTTTCCTCGGACTTGGATGGGTGGTCGGCGTATGCCTTGACTCCCTCGAACATGGGGAAAACTCGACGGAGAAGCTCGGCTGAGTAAAAATTACGGTCCACCTTGTTGCCCATGCCCTCTTTGATGATGATGACGGGAAGCTCGCGCGTGGCGTCGTTGGGAACGCCATCGGCCTCGAGGATGCGGACGGCCAAGGAGAGGGCGGATCGGTTGGATTCCTTGGGCACGGGCGGCTTCTGCGGCCGCTGCAGCTGGCCGGCGGCGCTTGCCGCCACGGCCTCGGCGCAATAGGCCTCATACTCCTTGGACGCCTTGAACCTGGCCCATGCCTCCATCGGCTCGGCCTCCGCCTCGCCCTTGTCCGTCAGCCACTTGGCAAGGGCGTGGGGGTTGTCGATTTCTGGATGGGCCTTGAGTTTATCGGCGAGTGCGGCGGCCGCGGGCGACATCCCGCAGGGCTCTTTGACGGGTGCGGTAGATTCCACGGCCCAAGTATAGGCCATGCCATGCGGACTCCGCAATAGGAAAAAGCCGACAATTATTGACAGGCGGTGCCAATTAGGATGCTCGTCCGTCGGGGACGTGCGGCGGGATACTACGCTCCGGCTATATCAGTCCGCAGCTCCTTCTTCGACGATATCTGTAGATGCTCCGAGTGCTGACGCCAAATTCGCGGGCCACCCTACGCGCCGCGCACTTGGGGATTTCGTGGGCGCGGACCAGACGATTGTATCTTATAACCGCCTTGCGCTGGAGGCGCTTGGGCATGATGAATCTGTGGCGGCATATCTCTCCCGGTTGGCTCGGCATCATTTGGTGGCCTCCGGGCTGCCCGCGCCGCAGCGTTGGCACCGCACCCAATGCTTGTCTAACTCGCTCCGGCATTGCGGACAATGCCGCCTGCTCTTGTCCTGCCACTCCGTCGATCCCTGTTCTATCTTCATCATACCCCCGGCCGCAAGATGCGGATGACAATGGCGTCGGAACCGCGTGGATTGAACACCTCAAATTTACACGCCGACGCGTCGAAGTGGTCCTCGTTGGCCATGCGGGCAATCATGCCTATCACTTTCATGACCATTGCGGCGGCGCTGTGGTTTTCGTCGAAGAATTTAACCAAGCGCGCGTTGCGCGTCATCACGGCCTCGTAGAGGTTGCTGGCCATATCAGCTCTTGGCCTCCGGGGCGGGCTGCGCCGCCATGCCCACGCTGCGGGCCAAGGCCTTGCGGACGGCCTCGTCTATCATGGGCACCACGGCATCCAACTCGGGGTGCTCTTTGAGCCGGAAGGATATGTTCATGGCCACGATGCCCCGGTCGGTCTTGACGGGCACGACGGCGGATAGGACCCCGGCCGATATGTTCACGCTGTGCGTCTCGATTTCCGCGATTATCATGCTTCCTCCGCCTCCGGCAGATTATCCGCCACCCACGCCTTGCGCGATGTGGGGGTGATGCTGAAATCCTTGTCCCCGGCCTTGGCCAGCTTGCCCCACGACTTAGGGATAGCCATCGTGGCGCAAACGCAGTTGGGATGTGAATCCTCCGGCGGCCGCCCCACATCCTCCACGTCCTTGCCGTGCTTGGGCTTGCATACGTCCTCGCACGCCCCGGGATGGGCTACCCATATCTCGCGCTCAATGATGTCGTCGTTGTCTTTGGCGAATTGCGCGTTGGCCGCGTCCTGTGCACGCGCCAACTCCGTCCTGGAGATCATCTCCGCCCGCCACACGCTCCGCTGCCCCGTCGTGCCCATCTCCGAGCGTATACGCCGGGCCGCAGCCTGCCAACTTTCCTCCGCCATCATAGAGCGCAGCAGCTCGTGCTTGATGTTGGACCGCATCTCGGACGTGATGAGCCCGAGTCGATCCGAAAACCGCGCCCCGCTCCACGGCTCCGATAGCATGGCCACTATCTCTCTATCTGGCATCAGGCCAAAAGATAGCTGCGCGGACCCGGGGGTAATCATGTCCATCCGGTATGCTGCGTCGGCGTAGGTGCGCTTATATTGTTGGGACAGGCGGTCGTCAAAGGTTTTTTTTAGCCGCCCCCCCAGCGCCTTTATGCGGTCGTCTATCTGCTTAAACAGGGCTTCTTGCCGCCCCAATCGTCGGGCCAGCTGCAAGCTCCAATTATCTTTGCCGATGGCCGCGAAGGTGCGGGAGATGTCTCCCTGTATTTCGTCCGCGGCGGCGCGGAATAGGCCCAACAGCTCGCGTCGCATGGCATCCTCGCGGGCGGTGAGTTGGGAGCGGGAGGATCGGTACAAGCGCCAGAGGACGGACTGCTGGTCGGTGGTGAGGCTACCCATGCGCGCGGTGATGGCGTCCGGGTCGTGTACGCGCTCCGACGCCTCCCGCAGCAGAGCGGCGCGGTACTCGCGCAGCCTAGCGGCGGTCGTTGGCCTTGACATCCTTGCGCTCTTGCCCGGACAGTCCGCCCCCGGCCTTGGGGGGTTGCTCGCCGCCATCTCCGGCATCTTCGTCCCCGCCCGGGCGTTGGTAGTAGCCGCCGAGGGCCTGCGCCTCGTCCTCTGCTATCTTGGCCTGGGCGTCTGCATACTCGTAGTCCTGGATACCCAACTCCTTGGCTACGGCCACGCAGAAGCGCTCATGATCTATGACACGCTGATCCTTAGCCGCGGTGAGGTCGGCTATCTTGGCCGACCTATCCTCTACCGCGATTTCCGGGAACATGAAGTCAATATGGCCGTCTAGCTCAATTTGCGGCGTCGCGCCAGACATGGCACTTATGATTAGCCCCGTGGGCTTGGCCAGCGCGGGGAACCGCGTAGCGGCCTTTTGCAGCCATCGGAACACGACGCCAGACTCGTTGTCCTCGCCGGTCACATACTTGGGTAGCCGCCCAGCCTCCACTTCGTTTTCAAACCAATCCTCGGCGATGCGGGTGAGGAAGCGTCCCAGGAGGAGCTGGCGGGATTGATACTTTTTCGCGCTGGGTTCCGAGGCGATGACGGCCGTGGCCCGCGTGCCGGCCTCGGACGCCCCCAGGTACTCCTTGGCCGTGCCCGCGCCCACCGCTATGGTGCTCACTATGCCAGGGGCGTCCGGGAGATTCGCGCCGGACTTGACATCGGCGACCATTGGCGTGAGCTCGGAAGATTCATTTTCCGTCCACAGGCTGCCGAAGTTGGGGACGGCGGTGCCGAAGGCGCTGACGAAGGCGTCCACGTCCGTCTGCGAGCCCTTTATCTTATTCTTCCAGGCAAACACGCTTTGCACGATATTCTTGAGCACGATGCCGGTCTGGAAATCCTTGTGGCGTTTAAGCCAGCCAAGGATACAAAAAAGGTCCGAGCGCCCGCGCTTCTCGTTCGGGCTACAGTTGATTTTTACGTGATATACTTCGTCCGCGGGTATCTGATTGATGATATATTTGCTGGATTCGAAATTCATGGGGTCGAACCTTCCGCCGGCGGGCTTGCCGTATAGGACTTGGTAGGCGGCCGGATACTGCTGATGGTAGTAGTATTCCCGCTCGATGTCTTCGATGTCGGTTACGATTTCCCAAATGGTCGAGGGGTCTATCCATCGCAAGAACATTTCTCGGTTGATAGGATTGACGAAGCGGCGGACCATGAGCGCGCCGTCGCGGGTGAGCATATCGTTCCACACCTCAATCCGGCCGTCCATGTCGTTGGCGTGCCACCAGCGCATGAAGGCCTGCTGCACGAGGGGATGCCTGGCCTGGAAAGTTACCCCGCGCCCCAAGACGAAACATGTCTGCACGCGAACGATCTGGTGGGCATAGGGGGAGTGGTTCCATGCCTCGAACGTCTTGGCCATCATGTCCAGGAAGTCGTGGAGGTATAGGGCGTGGCTGAATGGTCCGCCCATGATGGGGATATACTCGTCGAAGGGGTTGCCCGAGTAGGCGTTGTTGTCATTGCATGATAAATCGAAGTCCTCGCGGAACTTGGCGCTCTCCGACAGCTTATTGCACGCCCGCACCTCCGCCTCCGTGAAGGTGGCGGCCGGGCGCATCTTGATACCCACTTCAACGATTTTTCGCAGCACCCCCTCCTTGGCCTTGGCCTCCCGCATGGCCTGCAAAACCCCCTCCGTCCCCTCCACGCTGCGGATGCGGTATGCCCCGAAGCGGTTGACCTCGATGATGTTGGCGCGCTCAACGCCGCCCTTGTAATCCTTGGGCAGCCGGCAGTTTTTGTCCGCCTTGGCCTCGATGTGCTCGCTAAAGGCTACCACGGGGTTCTTCATCATGCGCGGGGCGAAATTGTGATCCGGGTCGTAGGCTTCGGTTATGGATTCGATTAGGGCGCGCGCGTTGCCGGGGTGAAGGCGATAAGAGCGCGTTGAAAAATCTTCACTGCGCGATGCTTTGCTAGGCATGGTTATTCCTCGCTTTGGTGATATCGGATAAGGTCGCCGCGGTTGATTTTTCGGCTGCGCTCGGCGTCGCGCTTCTTGCGCATGATGTACTGCCGGTGTCTTTCCTGCCGTGCCATTGCTCGGTCCAACTGTATCCTCGCGTCGTCCCCCAACATGGCCCCGAGCCGCATGATGTAGAACATAACATAAATTGGGCCGTGGGTGTCAAGCTAAATCAATATCGGCTACGTCCATATCCCTGACCCATGCCCCCCAGGTATCCCCCACGCATTCCATGTTGCGGCCCGGCGGCCCCGGGGCGCTGGGTTGGGGCTCCGCGCCTACCCGCCAGCCCCGTGCGCTTTATAAGCGACGTTTGGGGCACATACACCTCCGTCCCCCGCAAGTGGTAGAACACACCGGCCACGGCATCCGCTAGGTCCTTGCTGCCCCGCGGCGGGTGATCAACCTTGCTCCCCTTCTTCAGCTCCAGTCCTCGTAGCTCTTTGATCAGTATCCCCTGCGGCAGGTCTGGCAGGGGCGTGGCCGGGTAGTACGCCCGGCGCTCGTTCACGGCCTCCAGTAGGGTATCGTATGGCTCTAGCGTGCGATCCACGCTCAACTCCTCGCACTCTATGCCCTTGGCGGTTAGCTGCTGGATGCTGTCCACGCTTTGCCAGCCGTCATAGCTCACCTTGCCCAGGACGAATCCCCGCCGGCGCAGCTCGAGCACGGCCTGGCGCACCGCTGCGAAGTTCACCTCGCGTCCGCCTTCCGGCCGGATGCGCCACGCGAAGTCAATCACCCCCCCGCGCTTCTCGTTGTGCCCCAGGGCAAAACCGCAGGCGTCGCGCGACTTGGCCAAGTCTATGTGCACGAAATACACGCAGCCGGGCATGGGATTGAGGTCGTCCGGGAAGGTGCCGTTCTGCTGGAAGCGCAGGCCAGCGTCTATGCCCGCGTCTATGGCGGCGTGGTCGGGGAAATAGGGGGTGAGGCTGGTGATGGCGATGGCGCAGCGGTCGCGCAGGAAGCGGTT